CATCAACACCGGCCAGGGGCCGCAGCGCGGGCCGAGCCAGATGGTGGTGGCCACTGCCGGCGGCACGGCGGTGGCGCCCAGCAGCTTCGGCTATGATTTCGGCTCTGGCGTGGCGGGCACCGACGGCGCCGGCGTGTCGGCCACCCATCTGGTGGGCGTGGACACGGTGCCGCGGCGCGGCATGTTTGTGCTGCGCGGGCAGCGCTGCTCGATCGCGTTGCTGGCCGACGCCGATGCAACCGCGCAATGGTCGGCCCAGGCGGCGTTCGGGCTGTCGGAGGGGATCTACATGATCCTGACCGGGGCGGCGGGCGAGGGCATTGCCGCGGCGGTGGCGAACAAGGCCGCGGCCGGGCTCGACTCCTATGCCTGCAAGCTGATGTTTGGCGATTGGGTGTGGTGGAACGACCAGGCCAATGCGGTGCTGCGGATGGTGAGCCCGCAGGGCTTCGCGGCCGGGCGGCTGGCCAATCTGTCACCGGAACAGTCGAGCCTGAACAAGCCGTTGTACGGCGTGGCGGGCACCCAGCGATCGGGCAGCCCGGGCAGCGGCACGCGCGGCACCTATTCGGCGGCCGAGCTGTCGGCGTTGTTCGTGGGCGGGCTTGATGTGATTGCCAATCCGCAGCCGGGCGGGGCGTTCTGGGGCGTGCGCGGCGGGCACAACAGCAGCAGCAATGCGGCGACCAACGGCGACAACTATACCCGCATGACCAACTTCATCGCAGCCTCGCTGGCGGCGGGCATGGGGCAATACGTGGGCCAGGTGATCAACCAGGACCTGTTCCGCCGCATTCGCGCCACGCAGCTTTCGTTCCTGCAGAATATGCTGGGGCAGGGGCTGCTGGGCTCGCGCGACGGGTCGCTGCCGTTCTCGGTGATTTGCGATGCGGGCAATAACCCGCTGAGCCGCACCGGGCTGGGCTATGTGCAGTCGGACGCGCAGGTGCAGTACCAGGCGATCAACGAGAAGTTCATCGTGAACCTGGAAGGCGGGCAGACGGTGGCGGTGACGCGCCAGACGTTGCCGAATACGCCAGGGGCGCTGGTGGCGTAAGCCGGGGCTTCGCCCCACACCCCAGCAGGGGGCCGAGCCCCCTGCACCCTCATGACTTAATGGAAGGGGTCCAGGGGCGACGCCCCTGGCGGGTCGAGGGCAGCGCCCTCGCCTTCCCATTCTTTGGGAGTTTTGCGCATGGCGAGCAATGATTTTTCGGTTGGCCGCGACTGCCAACTGGTGGTGATGGGTCCGTTCGGGCGGGTCGATTTGGCGCATGTGACCGGCTTCGACAGTCGCCAGCAGACCGCCTCGATCCGGGTTGACCGGATTGACGGGCGGCAGATGGCGGCCGAGTTGCCCAAGGGCTGGGAGGGGATGTTCGAGTTGGAGCGCGGCAGTTCGGCAGCCGACGACTTCATCGCCCGCATCGAGGCCGCCTACAACGACGGCGGCGCGGTGCCGGCGGGCACGCTGTATCAGTACATCAGCGAAACCGACGGCTCCACCAGCACCTATCAATACGACGGCGCGGTGTTCCGCTTTGCCCAGGCCGGGCAGTGGCGCGGCGATGCCAGCGTGCGCCAGCGGCTGGAGTTCTTTGCCAGCACGCGGCGGCGCATCTGATGGACGAGGTGGTGGATACGCGCGGCCGGCTGCTGGGGCTGCGGCGGTTGAGCGTGCTGGACCGAATGCGGCTGTATGAGGCGGCCGGGGCCGAGCTGTCGCGCAATGATCGCTGGCTGGGGCTGGCGGTTCTGGCGGCCAGCGTGGCGGCGATCGACGGCGTGCCGGTGCCGATGCCGGCGAGCAAGGCGGGCATCGAGGCGGCGGTGCAGCGGCTGGACGAGGAGGGGCTGGCGGCGGTGGCCGCGGGGCTGGTTCCCGAGAAGCCGCTGGACAGGAAGCTGGCGGGAAACTGAGCCGGCACCCCGATCTGCGCGATGTTTTGTATCTCGCGATGAACGGGGTGCCGATTGAGACGGCCGCTGGCCTTTCGCCCACGCAACGCTTCGCCTGGGTGGTGGCCATCGGCACGCTGAAGGGCGGGTCGTTCGACTGGGAGGCGCTGTCGTGGAGAACCCCATGAACGAAACTGTCGCGAAGCTGAGCGACGACGCGCCGCTGGAAGACCGGCTGGGCGAGGCGGCGTTGGCCGCGGTGATGGGCGATCCCTATGAGGTGGGGTTGCGCATTGCGCTGGATGACGGCGTGGCCGCTGCGCTGCCGGCGGTGGCGCGCGAGCTGGCCTGGCTGGATGCGGCGGTGGCGGCGAGTGGCGCCGGGCTGGCGGGGTTGTCCCGGGCGCCGGCGACGATTGTCGCGCGGCCGGCTGCGGCGGCTGCGGTGGCTGAAGTGGGCGCCGATGCGCCGCCGGTTGTTGCACGGGGCGGCAGAAGCCCGGCAGACGGATTTGCCGTGGTGGAGCGCGCGGCCGAGCGCATGGCTGCGCCGGATTGGGCGCCCCGGTGGCCACCAGCGGCGGCACCCATGACTGCGCCGCGAGCGGCCGAGGCGCCTGGCGCGATGCGGACGGAGGTTGGGCCGACAGAGGCTGGGCCGTCAGAGGCGGGGCCTGCTCAGGCTGGGCCGGCTGAGGTGGGGCCTGCTCAGGCGGGGCCGGCTGAGGCGGGGCGGCTGGATTGGGGCGGCACGGCGTGGGGCCGGCTGGCGGCGGTGCCAGGGGTGCCGGAGGCGGCGATGGTGTCGGCGGTGGCGGCGGAGGCGGCGATGGCGGAGGCGGCGATGACGCCGGCAATCGCGGCCTCGGCGGAGTTGGTCCCGGCGGTGATGGCCCCCGGCGGGCCGCCGCTTGTATCTGCGGCGCCTGCGGGCGCGGCGGAGATGGTATCGGCGGCGCCAGTCTCGGCCTGGGCGATGCCCGATTTGCCCGGTTCGGGGCCGGCCTGGCGCGGGGCGGCCACGCGCGAGCCGATGGCGCAGGCGGCGCCGGACGAGGCACAGGGGTCGGCCGAAGGCGCCGAGACCGCGCTGGAAGGCCGGCTTGAGTTGGACGGCGCAGTGCTGGGCCGGTTCGTGGCCGAAATGCTGGCGCGCGAGGCCGGGCGGCCGGCATCGGGCATGACCGGGTTCGATCCGCTGGTCTCGCCGGCTTGGCCTGGGGCATTGCAGGGATAGCGGGGGCAGGCAGACATGGCGGAGCGGTGGGAGACGGGCGAGGTCTTGCGCCTGCCGTTCGTGTTCGTGCCCCAGGGCGGGGTGGCGCCGGCTTGGTGGCGGGCGGCGCACCCGGATGCGGTGAGCCTGCCGGCGCGGCTGGTGATGGGGCCACGGCATCCGAGCCCCAGGCAGGTCGTGACGGTATCGGATCGCGATAGGCTCAAGAAGCCACTGACGGAGCGGGGCCAAGCGCTGCAGCGGCGATAGTCACTGCCGCTTGTTGATCACAGAGGACAGCCGATCATCGGAGCCAGTGGACAGCCGGTGCAGTTTCCCAGCTATCTTCCGCCACAGTTCTTCGTGGCGCAGGGACACCGGTTGGTGCACCTTCCTCTCGACTCCGTCGCAAGCCAGATCGCGGTCGACCTGTTGCAGTTCATGCACCGGTTCCCTTGGGACGCGCAACGCCGTGAAGGAGAGTTTTTCGACGATTGGGTGGACTATGCGACCATTGCAATCGGTCTCTACGCGGCGGCCGCAGGAATCTCGAAGCACCACATCCTAATGGCGCAGAACATCTTCGCGGGCTGGTTTTCGAACTTCGGGAGAGTGCCAATGGATAGTACCTATACCAACTTGCCGAAGCGCAATATTTCGAATCCTGAAATCGGCTTCCGCTTGTATCGGGATGGGCAGTTTGACCTGGTGCCACAACATGACCGTGCCCGATGACGCAAGACGCTGATATGCGGGCCCGGCCGAGCCTGCGTCGCCGGCTGACGATCGGGGCGTTGTGTGCGGCTGTCTGGGTACTGGTCGGTATCCAGCTGGGCATCTCGCGGCCATGGACGCGCAATCCGCCGTGCCAGTTAAAGGGCGAGGAAGCAGTGAAGGTCTCGCCGGACGGGAAGCTGGCGGTGCAACTGGTGCATGAGACGTGCGACCACGGGTGGATTTTCCTCGAAGTCCTGTCCAGGCTGGATGCTTGGCGCATCGCGGCGCCGCAGCAGCGTTATACGCTGGCCGGATGGGAACGAGCCGGCAAAAATGACGGGGTGACGGTGGCGTGGACCGGCGACGCTGCGGTTCGGCTGGAACTGACAGCCTGGTCGGGTGCCCGGCTGGACCCGGCACCGATGGCCGGGCTGGTGCTGACCCTGGTGCAGGCGGCGCCGACGCGTGACGGCGGGCGGTGACGGAGGGGTGCCACAACGTGCTGGTCTGGTCGCTGTGGCATTTCCAGACCGACACGGACCGATGGGGCATGGAGGACGACGAGCAGCCGCATCTGCTGATCGGGTATTTTGTGCGGCGGGAACAAGCCGAGGAGGTCCGGGTGCGGTTGCTGTCCGGACCCGGGTTCGGCGCCTGGCCGCGCGGCTTCAGGGTTGGACGAGAGCCGCTGGACGGCGCGACCGGGAGCGAGCAGGGCTTCATCGATCCCTGGGATGACGACGCGCCATCGGCCGACCCGACAGATGTTCTGCGCCTGGCCGACCCGACGCCAAGGGCGGTGCCCACCGTGATCTGGAGTGTCCGGCATTCCAAGCGGTGCAACGCCGCCGCGCCGCCGGAACCGCAGAGCGAAAAGGGCATCGGCGTGTTCTCCAGCTCCGCCAACGCCGAGGCCGCCGTGGCACATCGGCGGCGTCAGCCGGGGTTTTGCGACTGGCCGGACGGGTTCCGCGTATGGCGTCGGCGCCTGGGCGTGGCCTTCGGGCTGGACGGGTTTCAGGAGCGCTATGGCTGGGACGCCTGGGCGCGGTCATTGCGCGGATGAGCGCTAAAACGGGTAAAGTTTTTTTGCTTCTTTTTGTTCACAAAAAGAAGGGTTTTACTTCTTTACTTCATGCCCCAGACAAGGAGCCAGCATGAGCGATTACCTGCTGATCGGCCCGGTGCTGCTGGAGGCGTTCGAGCTGCCTTCGCGCGTGGCCTGGGGCGGCCGCCAGCGCC